GGTATCAAACGCGACAAAAAAAGAGACAGGGGCCTCGCGGCCCCTGTCTCACCGATCACTCGCAGACTATCTTGTACTTTTTCTGCGTTATGATTTCCTCGCCTATCTCTACTCGTTTGCATGTCGGGCTGTCACCCTCGACCTCGACTCGAAGTTCGATCTCGATCCCTTCACGCTTGAACTCATATGTTCGGGCTAAAGCGTACGGACTGTCGCGGGATTCGACCGTCTCGAACTCCTGCGTCAGAAACTCAAGGACCCGCATTGCGTCTGGGTTCTTAAACCCGTCTTTTACATACATGCTAAGAAACGCGTGCGGTCGCATCGTGCTGCCGTAACCGATGATACTGACCCAACCGTGCAACTTCACGCCACCGAGCTTTTCGGCAATCGCTGCAAGCAACAAGGTCAGTTGAAACTCGGCAGCACGCATGGCTGCTGCACGCTCGTGCAAGCGCTTGATATCACGCTTGAGTTCCCGCTTCGATTCCGCAATCATCTTGCGGGCTATGCCGATTGGCTTGTCTACCTTTGCACCCATGGTGCGATCTCCTGGTGAACTGCGCCGCACTATTGCGTCGCAGTGGTTTCTATATAGCCGATGCCGATGTTGGTTTGCAAGGATTCGGCGGATCGCTCGCGCTTGGACGCACGCGCACACACTCGCGCGACGACCAATAACTGGTATCAAATGCGAGGGGCCGAAGCCCCTCGCGGTCAGAACGCTGCCATCAGCAGCCAGATGACCACATAGAACAGCGCTGCTGTCGCCAGCGCCCACACCCATTCGTGGTGCTGCTCCTCATAGTGTTCTTCCGCCATCTGACGGTGAGCACGATCACTCTCCCAATCTCTGTACCACTTGATCATCACAGTCTCCTGAAAAGGGGGCCGAAGCCCCCGGTTGGTCACAGCAGGCCGATGGTGCGCAGCACCGAGTACCCGACGAATCCGATCACACAACCCATGCCGAAGGCAACAGGGTAGTTCACCCAGTGCTCACGGCGTGTCACATACACACTGCCACCGAACGATCCAACCCGTGCGAACAGCAGTCCGCCTACACGCTTCACTTCGATCATCGTGATCTCCTGTCTGCAACGCGCCTATCGCGCTGCATTGGGTTCTGTATGCCATATCGGGCCGATCAAAGTCAAGGATTCGGCGGATTGCGACCCCCACCCGTCCCCCACCCCCCGCTGGCTGTTGGGACTCCCGCGCGCCCCCATACCCCAAGACTTACACAAACCACACCATATTTTTCCAACTTCCCCCTACCACCATGTAAACATACAACCCACCGTGCCAACAGATCCAGCAACTAGCCTAGGTTGATCCAGCATCTCAACCCACCGTGCCAACAGATCCAGCAACTAGCCTAGGTTGATCCAGCATCTCAACCCACCGTGCCAACAGATCCAGCATCTCGACCCCCCACCCCCTGTTTCCAGAAACACCCCCCTATAGGAGTCCCAACCTCCTGCCAAAAATACGTGATACATTGCAGTCCCCTTGGAGTACATACCTCCGATGAGCATCAACCGCAGCCCACAGATAGAACACATGCCGGATGTGGAGTCCGGTATCCCCATGCCGTCCAACGCGATGGAGGCCATGCCGGAGCTGTCTGCCAGGGAAGAACTGGAGATGCGGGCCCGGACGATCAGACTGATCTCCGACCTGATGGGCAAGCCCATCGAGCCCACGCAGGGCGAGAAAGACACCGCACGCGACATGGCCCAGTCCATGCTGACCAACGCGGCAACAGCCCCCCAGTTGTCCCGGTACTCGAATCCCACTCTTGCGTACCTTGCGGGAATGGTGGCCCAGTTCGATACCTTGGTGGTCAAGGAGCTGGCCGAGCTGAAGGTCTACGTCGTCAACAAGCTGATTGCCGACACGGAACACCCCGATGCCCGTATCCGACTGACGGCACTGCGCAGTCTGGGCGAAATCGACGGTGTGGATGCCTTCAAGAAACGCACAGAGATGACGGTCAAGCCTCAGTCGATGGAGGAAGTCGAAAGAGAGCTTCTTGCGACCTTGGAGAAGTTGGAGCGTCGGACAGTGAACGTTTCTGCGCGGGTCGTGGATACCAGCGATGTCGAGGATGTGGAAGTCCTTTCCAGCAGGCGTGAGCACGTAGATGAAAATCACGCCTGAACAGATCCAGACGCTCAAGAATCTCCTGCCAACGATGTCGTTGGAGGACAAGAAACGTACTCTGGAGCTGCTGAAGACGTGGGACGCAGAGGCAACGCAGGTCTTGGGGCGTGATTCCCTGCTGGAGTTCGCTTCGCACGTCTATCCGGGCTACATCGTAGGCCCTCATCACCGCCGTCTGGCACGTCTTTTTGAGGAAATTGCTTCTGGCACTAAGAAAAGGGTGATTGTTAACATCGCCCCGCGTCACGGTAAGTCAGAATTGATCTCTTATCTTGCCCCAGCGTGGTTTTTAGGTAAGTTTCCGCACAAAAAAGTGATCATGGCGTCACATACGGCGGATCTTGCTGAGAATTTCGGGCGTAAAGTAAGGAATTTGGTCAGTTCTGACCCATACAGAGACATTTTTCCACAAGTTGAGCTTCAAGCGGACTCAAAATCGGCCTCTAGATGGGGTACTAACTTCAAAGGTGAGTACTTTGCCATCGGTGTGGGGGGTGCCCTTGCAGGACGTGGGGCGGATCTGTTCATCATCGACGACCCGCACTCTGAAAAAGAAGCGAAATTGGGCCGTCCAGAGGTCTTTTTGCCCGCGTGGGAGTGGTTTCAGTCCGGTCCGCGCCAGCGTTTGATGCCCAATGGGGCGATCATCGTCGTGATGACACGGTGGAGCAAGCTTGACCTGACAGGTCAGCTTGTGAACCAGATGGTCAAGGAGGATGGGGTTGATCAGTGGGAGATCGTGGAATTTCCTGCGATCTTGAACGACAAGCCCTTGTGGCCGGATTTCTGGTCTCTTGAAGAGCTGTTGGCAAAGAAGGCCAGCCTGGACCCCCGGTACTGGCAGGCCCAGTACATGCAGAACCCCGTCTCGGAAGAGGGGGCGCTGATCAAGCGGGAGTGGTGGCAGATCTGGGAGGACTATGACCCTCCACCTTGCGAGTTCACGATCATGTCGTTGGACGCCGCCCAGGAGGCCAACAACCGCGCCGACTACAACGCGTTGACGACTTGGGGGGTCTTCATGAACAAGGAGACCGACTGCTACAACATCATCTTGCTCAACGCGATCAAGAGACGTCTGGAGTTCCCGGAACTCAAGCAGATGGTGCTTGAGGAGTACAAGGAGTGGGAGCCTGACGCGTTCATCGTGGAAAAGAAGTCCAACGGCGCGGCGTTGTATCAGGAGATTCGGCGGATGGGTGTCCCGGTGGGGGAGTTCACACCGGGCAAGGGGCAGGATAAGATCGCCCGGGTCAATGCCGTCTCGGACCTGTTCCGTAGCGGTGTTGTATGGGCCCCTGATCGTAGGTGGGCCAAGGAGGTTATTGAGGAGTGCAACGACTTCCCGTCAGGTACGAATGATGACTTGGTCGACTCCACGACACAAGCCCTGATGCGTTTCAGGCAAGGTGGGTTCGTTCGTCTGCCGTCTGACGAGCCTGAGGATGACATGTATTACAGAGCCCAGCGACGGCGCGAATACTACTAGGACTGAACGATGGCGACCAACATTGACAAAGCGTTGTACTCGATGGGCCCTGCGCCGGAGGTCATGGGAGGCGAGCCTGCCCTTGAGATCGAGATCGAGAACCCGGACAGCGTCACGGTCGACACCGGGGATGTTGAGATCACCCTCGTGCCGGGGAGCGATGACCTCGAAGAAGGGTTCGAGGCGAACCTTGCCGAGACCTTGGACGAAGCGGTGTTGGAGGAGATCTCGGGTAACCTGCTCGGTGACTACGACAACGACATCAGCAGCCGCAAGGACTGGGAGGAGACCTACGCTGATGGGTTGAAGCTCCTGGGGCTCAAGTACGAGGAGCGCACGGAGCCGTGGAGCGGCGCGTGCGGCGTCTTCTCCCCCATCCTGACAGAAGCTGTCGTGCGCTTCCAGAGTGAAGCCATCACTGAGCTGTTCCCCGCCGCAGGTCCCGTCAAGGCCAAAATCCTTGGGAAGCAGACGCGGGAGAAGGAGGACGCCGCTGCACGGGTGCAGGACGACATGAACTACCAGTTGACGGAAGTCATGGTGGAGTACCGGCCTGAGCACGAGAAGCTACTGTGGAACCTGCCGATTGCGGGCTCCGCCTTCAAGAAGGTGTATTTCGACCCCAATCTCGACCGTCAGGTCTCGACCTTCATCCCTGCGGAAGACATCATCCTGCCTTACGGCACGTCAGAACT